ATAATTCTTTGGAAGTTTCTTATTGTAATTAACATTCAAAATTTGATTATTGCGACTCAAATCAAAAGCAGTAACACCATTAAGATTTCCCAAATTACAGGTTCCAGTCCATACAACGTCCGTTGCTTTGTCTTTACAAGCATCGGGACCAGCAACTAAAAGAGATATCGGGTTGGGACGTTGTGTTTCACTGACTGCAACCGCTTCAGGTTGCGGTGGAGGTAAAGACGCAGTCCCATCTTTTATATTATAAGTATACACGACTGGTCTGGGGTCCGTGTCATTACCCCTATTATACGTTTCTGTAATCTTCGTAACCCCATTTTCTTTTATTATCCAACCAGGTCCATATCGAGGTCGTGTATATGCTATATCTATTTTTTCGATTTGTTTATAGGATTCAATGGTAAATATCTTATCACCTACATTATGACCATCCGCGTTCCACGCCGCGTAATTTTCTGTACCACTCCCAATACTAAACATATTATCAGGTTTATTGTTTCTATTAGGTGGTTTATGTATAGTCGTTTGTTCTTTCGTCGCCAAAACACCGTCAAGTTTTATATACTCAACGTGTATTCCTAAAGTCTGATTTTTTTTGTTCATGATAAATTCGTATGAAAATGCTGGTTTGACCTCCTGAACTTCTTCGAGATTAGTCGTATCTATAGATCCACTAAAATCACTCTCACTATAATTCACGGTCGTTGTATAAAGTTTTTTACCCTCTTCGACGTTGTTATAATAAATATCGAGTGTATTATCACCAATGATTTTTTCATCAAACTCCTTTTTACCTATAACGTCGACTGAAACAGCTGTCCAATCTTTAAGATTTTCAGCATCGCTGTTTTCGTATCTATGAATTTCGTTTCCCGTTTTATCTTTTAAAACAAAAATCCATTTAGTCACGTTACCTTCTATGTTGGTTTTATTAGTCCACGAAAGTTTTAAACCCTCGACCTTATAATACTCAGCCTGGCGTCTAACTTTTATAATCAACCAAATGACTAATAGAATGATAATAAGAAGGAGTATCATTTTATATATCACGAGATATTTATTTTTATTAATATATTTATTTTTCTTCGATTTCTTCGAGGTCCTCGAAATAGTTTGATTTTTTAGGTAAGATAACAGCGACAGTTATACCAACCGCAATTAAAGCAAGTGTGAAAAAGATCATTGGTGAAGCATTTCCTAAATTTCTAGACGATAACATTATTCTATTTTATATAATGTACAAATAAAATATTTATAAATAATAAATGAATATCCGGCCTGTATCCACAGTCCTTCTCGAAGCACTCACAATCGGTGTTATCTTACAATTATTATTCTGGGCAATAACGAAATATTTATATAACGGGGTAGGTGTACTTATAATTGTTGGAGCATTAATACATGTTTTGTTTGAATTTTCACCTTTCGGTAATATTAATGAAAAATGGTGTAAAATTATATTTAAATGATAATTAAATTAACAGTCTAATTCGTTCATTTCCGCTAAAATACAATCTTTTTCTCTAAGAAAACCAACTAAATCGTCGTTTAATTCGTGTAATTTATGTACAACTTCATCGTTATACTCATCAAGGTAGGTTTTGTAAAATTCTCTTTCATTACCTACATTGTGTCCCTTATCTAAAAGAGCACCAATAGTGTATCTTGGTAATCTTATATTAAGTTCTTGAGCTCGTTTTTTAACAGCGTCTTTACGAACATTCGCAGTAATTCTTTGTCTAATCTTAGTTTGACGGATAGATCTCTGTATATCCACAATTTTTCGTTCCAGTCTCCGTAATTCACCCTCGTTATGCGCCATTTCGACTTCTCGTAATTCTCTATTAAATTCAACATCATTCATAAGTTCTCGAGGAACGTTCACGTGTGGCAAAACCGAATTAACATAACGCAATAAATCTTGTGCTTCTTGTGGAGTAGCCATCAAAACATCGTCGTCTTCACCTGGTGAATCTTCTATACCCGCATCCGCATCCGCATTCTGTAAATCTTCTGAATCGTCATCGTCATCGTCGTAATATCGACGTCTATTATTTCTTCGTGCCGAAAACGGTGTTTGTATATCATTACGTATAATTTCACGAATCCTAAATGGTTCATCATCATCGGATTCAGATTCGTAATTCGAATTTGAACGCGACATTGTTTCGTGCACTACTTTTATTGAGTTGCACATTTCAAGATAATTTCCTTCAGGTATTATCTCGGAATTCAAGTCAATCAAACGCATTAAATTGGTAAGCTCGTCCATTTTTAATATCTTAGTTTTTTTATATTTTTTTATCGACTTAGGTTTTATTTTTATTTTTTTATTACTGAATTGGTGGAATATCTAATTCAATATCATTAAAAGCATTTATAATACGTTGTGTAGAACAAATGAAATGTGAATACGTCAACATCTCATTTTCTATATTATCGCATTCAACTATATACCGTTCCCTTAAACCCCTAAGGTACCCATTAATTAAGTTCATGTAATCTTTAAAAAAATCATTTGAATCATGGGCGTGTCCAAGATCTTGTAAATCTTGTAAAGTCTCGCAGTATGGTAAATCCATGGCATTACAATAAGAATCGAGTGCTTCTCTTTTTAAACGCACTGTTACGCGTTTCCTTATTTTTACTTCCTTCAAGGAACGTTTTAATTGTTTTCTTTCTCTAACAAGAACCATACATCGTTCAAAAATACGATCCATTGGATTCAATTGTAAACTGCGGGGTAAGGTACGTGGTCGTCTAGTATTATTTCTATTTACAAACATATCTTTGAGTTTATTACATATCTCTAAATAATCACCTTCTGGCAATTCATCCGAATGATCATCCACGAGTGTCATTATATTTTTAATAACACGGGTATTAGTATCATCGTTCGTGGACATGGTTACTTAATTTTATTTTTATTTTTATTTTCATTATTTTTTGAAAGTAAGAGTAAAGCTTCGATAGCTTCGCCAATATCTTTATGTTTTAAACAGAATCCGTTCTTACCAGCTCTGCAATAACAGCTCTCGTAGGGACAGTTTGGTCTCATTTTTAGTTTTTTAGTTTTTATTTTTTTTATATTTATTATAGACTTAGGTTTCTGATTCACTTATATATTCACCTTCTTCTTCAGATAAATCACCGTCAATATCATATTCACCTTCACCCTCTTCTTCATCTTCTTCATCTTCGTGTTCTATATCGTCAATATTTTCAGGTAAAATGTTATACAAATCAGCCCAATCTATATATCTTTTAATTTCGTAATCGTCAATAAGATCGTCCATAGATATTTGATCGCTCACACCCCAATCATCCTCTAATACCCATCTCCAATAACCAACGTTTCTACGATCGATAGTTTGTGGAAATAATTCAACAGTGAAATTTTCACCATCTTTATACCCATCCTCGACGAGTTCTTCGATTTTCTCGTCCATGTATATGTTATACATGTTGCTCATAACACCCACAGGTGCGTCACGTGTAGATAATTTAGGTTCGTGGGAAAACGTAATAAAATGCGCTTGACCATAAGTCGTGTCTACTTTATTTTTAGAAATACCCATATAGGCAAGGTTTTTTTTATTATTTTTAGGAATAAGGTGTTCGGGATAACCAAATTCGGCACGTAATGCGTATACATCACTGTTCGTATCGGTTAATTTATTACAGAGATCATTAAGGTGCGTAAGTTTAACGAGTGTAGTACAGTTTTTAATAAGCTCAAAAGTAAGATTGTTCATTTTTATTTATATAACATAATGTAAATTATTTTTTAAGTAGGATAATTATTCGTTAATTATAACATGCAAAATCTTCATCATCCTCAAGAGGCTTAGAAGGCATGATTTCAGTAAGTTCATTCCATGTAAGAACGTTAGGAATTTTATGTTTGGCAATAAATTTTTCACCGGATTGAATATCTGTAAAATACTTTTTAAGATACATCTTCCAAAATTCTCTCGTTTTACCAGGAATTACACGCGGAACCATTATCACGCTCTTTTTATTATCACCAGATAATTCCTTCGATAACATTTCAAAAAAAGGTGCGATAAGACCTTCACATCCTTTATTTTCGTGAAAAAATTCAACAAATCGAAGATCATCTCGCCCATCCGGTTTACTTAAACAAATATAAGCAAGAGATTCGAATTTTTTTGGATTACATTTATCCGGGAAATTGGCATCAGCTTCGAGACCCCAAATTTCCATGTCAAGTTTACCATCACTCGCAACGGCGGAAAAGAGTTCATTCATCTCTTCAAGTTTAACAAGGTTAGTGCTTTTTTTCAACAATTCATAAAAAATAGTCATGGTTAAGTATATTTGTATTCTTTTAATTTATTTACTTTTTACATTTGATCTATCCCACTTAGGTCTTCATCGTCCTTTAAAATTTCTTCGGCAACAATTTGATAAAAAGCCATTTTATAAACCAAAAAACCAAAAAGTGTTGCACCCATATTAAAATCAAAAGGTAATCCAGATGAATTCCATATAGACTCGGCTAATGCAAGAGATGTTGGTACTAATAATCTTTTATTTAAATTAAAAGAACGTTCTATATTATCAACGTAAGTAGAAAGTGAATCGACATAAATATACGAAGCGATAGTCCCAAGGCTTGCAGAAACACCATCGATGGGAGTATGGAAAATGAAATGATACGTCGACACAATGGCACCGTATTGTAATGTCGACTTTTTTATTTTAGATTTAAATTGTTCGTATTCCTCTATACCGTCTTTCCTTTTTGTAGGACACGATATTCTAAGTGTTTTGCTACCCGGATTTATTATACTGAACATTATATACTTTATAAATATAAATTGTATTTAATATAACTATTTCTAATATTTAATTCTTTATTTATGTTTAAAAAAAATATAACTACCGTGTTTCTCTCGCATCGCACCAATTGTAGCTATTTCAACACGTTTTTGTATTTCTTCAACCTCTAAATCTTCCACATAAACGTAAACCATTTTACCCCCCTTCATTATAGATACGACTGCGGGATTTGATTTATATTTAGAAACATTCAGGTTCTCCCCATTTTTCTCTCCATTTTCCGACCAACGTTTCGAGTCTTTTAGTTGGGAGTTGTGAATCTCTTCTTTCTCTGGTTTTTTTCGGGGTTTCTGGACACACGATATTTTCGTATTCATATTTTTGAGATTTTTCCCATATGATCCTTTTAACGTCTTCACAGAGCCCTTCAGTTGCTTGACAGAAAGCAAGTTTAAAGTCATAGGTGTGTAAGTGCATGTAGTCCATATTTTCATTTATTTATTAATGATATTTATTTCTTAAATATTTTCGACTTAGGTCTATAATGCATAAATAGTGAATCAAATATTGAATATTCGATTATAACACGTTCACCTGCATCGTTTAAGGATACTATATTACCCAAAGATTTACTAGATGGTGATAACATTATCTTATCGTTCTCTATTATAGACATTTTTGATACCGTTCGAGAAAGATTAGGTGTATCGATTATATCACTAGATAAACTTTTTCTAGATACGAATAATTTACAAACACTAGAATAAAAAGAAAACATAGTTGTTTGTTTTGCTATTAATTACGTTTATTTTTTTATATTCTAAATACAAGATGGTTTCACTCCAGGAATTACCAAAAAAAGTACAGTACATAACAATAGATTCAAAATTTGTTACGGGTACAAATAATACTTTTTCAATAGACCTTAATTTAACAGCGAACACACATGTGTCAGACATGAGTAAAGTATGTGGATTCAAAGTAGTTGATTTTTACGTCACTCAAGTTGGCGCAACAAGTAATGGAGCTGGTAATGGTGCTAAATTTATAGATATTGTATGCGAAAATATACCTAAAGTTGCACAAATACTCGACGAACGTCATGGCCAAATACTTACCAGAATACCCTTAGAAAGACAATTTGATGGCTCAAACAATTTTAAAATACACGATAAACAATGGCGGGGATTTAATAGAGAAACAAGTTTATTCAACCCCATTTCTATACAAAAACTCGACTTCGTGTTTTATGAACAACAGGGTAATGGTAATTATGTCACGTTACAACCAGATTCGGAATGGTTCATGACACTGGAAATTACATCCGTAGATGTTAAAGAAAAACCTATAAACAGAGAGATTCTTATACTCGAAGCACTACACAATCTTATCGGGAAGATAGATGAACTCAACATAAATGTTAAGAAACTTCCAGATAAGGAGGATATCGAAAAAATGGAAAAAGAAAAGAAAAAGAAATACCCCTTGTATTATCTCGCCTTTTGTATGGCATTAATTACTGGTGGATTTTACTTCATAAAAAACAAAGTTAGACCACAACCCGTACCTATTCAACCTACTTTTTAGTAGTTGATTTCGTTGTCTTTTTAACAGTTTTCTTAGCTGGGGCTGGGGCTGGAGCTGGAGCTGGAGCTGGAGCTGGAGCTGGAGCTGGAGCTGGAGCTGGAGCTGGAGCTGGAGCTGGTTTCACAGTTCGTGCTGGAGCTGGAGGGACATTTATTGGTGGATCGATATGATCCGCAATTTGTTTAATGATACTATAAAGTTCGTCTGAGTTAACTTTTGATCGTGAAAGTTGATTTTGAATTTGTTCTCTAACAGAGTCCATCGCGTAATATATATAAAAGAAAGATTATCTTTATAGTAAATGTTATTCATTGGACCAACCGCTTTAAGTGGGATAGGGCAACAAATGCGAAAATATATGGATCTTTTTCCGGGTAGTAAGTGCATAGACATAAACGAAGAAATTCCCGTCTGTGAAAAAGCATTTATTTATGCCTTACCTGTTCAATACTGGATTGATAAAATACCAGAAATCAAACGTAAAATTAAACACGTAACGTGTATGACTATATGTGAAACAGAAACCGTACACGAAGATTATGGAAAACTTTTTAAACTTTTTGATAGAATTGCTGTACCGAGCGAATTTTGTCAAAGAGTTTTTAAAAAACAGTTTCCAGAGACCGATTTTTTTATCATACACGCTTACGTACCTGATAACAGACCGTATACTTTTTATCACATCGGGAACGTAATAGACCCTAGGAAAAACTTTAACAAAATTTTAGAAACGTTTATTCGTCTAAACAAACCGGATGCAAGACTTATTATAAAAGCAACGTGTAAACAACCCATAAACATAAATATACCAAACGTCACAATTATAAATAATTTAGTATCAAATGAAGTTATGGAAGAAATACATGCAAAATCAGACTGCTACGTGAGTTTTTCAAGTTCGGAAGGTATTGGTTTAGGGGCTGTAGAAGCAGCTTTACGAAATAAACCAGTTATTATTACGGATTTTGGTGGTGCACCAGAATATATAAAAACACCGTACACAATTGACTGTGAACGCCAGGAGTTAGTAAAAGATGATTTCCTATTCAAGGCCGGTATGACCTGGGGTAAACCAAATGCAAATCAACTCATGGAGTTTATGGAAGATGCGTATAATAAAAAACTAAGATATATGGATCATCCAAGAACAAGGATGTTAACGTGTAAAGAAAACATTTTACAAGAATTCGTCGTTAATGTAATTGGTGATAAAAACGATAAGTCCGGTGAGAATGGTACCCGAAGTGAGTGATCCTTTTTGTGCTATCAACATGGCAACAATATCATCAATAAATTTAATATTCGTTGGTTTTTTCAAAAGTTCTGGGATAATTTGTGAAATTGCCAAATAAAGAGCCATGGCTATTATGACAGGTCTGAGAGTTTCTTGATCTAACATTTAATATAACAATACATTTATTTTTTAGCTACGTGTTTTTTGCAAAAGACACCACATGATGCTCTAAAATTACACTTTTTACCACTCGTTGTTATCGCCTGACACATTTTATTAACATGTCTACTTTGAACTTGTTTTTCTGGAACAACATCCAAAAATTTTATTTTACTTTTTTCTCTTTTATCATCGTACTGTTTGCGAGACTCTCTAAGTTTATGAATACTTCTCGCAAATCGTTCACACTTTTCTTCTTGGTTTTTATATAAACCTTTAGCAATGTCTAAATCTCTTTGTTCATACAACATGTTGTTCATTTATGTTTCTGTTTTGGTTTTGATTCCTAATATATTTTATATATTTCACCACTGAGGTTATAAAAATACATGTAATTATACCATTACATATAACATAATACCAAATATATTCATAAAACCCTAAAGACGTTGTTAATAACATTGCAATCATAACATA